AGCACGCTTCGCATCATCAAAGAACGAAGCGGTGGCCTCTATCTACCGGGGCCGTCCTGTATTGATGTTGATCAACGAGGGAACGGCTGCTCGCGTCCGGAACCGACTGTACGGTACGGCTGTCCAGAAAGAGCGTGACGTACTGCTAGAGTGGGCTCGCTCCGGGAAGCTGGAGAAGGAGTTCGCTAAGCAGATGGGCGGGTCCGATATGGTCCGCTGTGTGAACGTGCACGGCAAGAACATGGCTGAGGTTAGCCGCATCATCGAAGAGCACAACCCACACCTAGTCGTGTCTGACATGACCGGGCGTATCAAGAGTACATCTAACAAGTCCGGTGGCGCTAATGACATCGGGCAACTGGAGGAAGTATGGGACGAGTTCAGGCAGTTAGCTGCAATCCACAACTTCGCACACATCGGCACGGTCCAAGTAAGCGCCGAGGGATTCAACATGCTGTACCCTCCGATATCTGCGTTGCAGAACTCGAAGACTGGTATCCAGACTACTTGGGACTTGGCCTTGATCATGGGAGCGCTTACCAACCCGGACGCGAGAGCGTACCGTGGGCTTAGCACCCCGAAGAACAAGCTAGCGAAGTCCGGGCAGAACGGATTTCAACAATTCCAAGTCTGGTTCGATCCGGGCAAGAACGAGTGGAGTACAGGTTCATGATAATCCGCCAGTGGTTGCTTCAGTTCCGGGAGAACTACGGTGACTATGGGTACAGAACCGTGGTAGTAGTGGCAGAGAACGCAGAGCAAGCGGAGCAGTTGCAGCACCGCATAGCCAAGCTCACCCACCCGAGTATAAGCGGGATCGGTTTCCCGCAGGAGTTACTACTGTAATGGCTCAGATGTTAATGAAGGGAGAGACATGGAAGGATGCTCTCAAACTCGTACGGGGTAAGGCACGGTTCACGTACCCTATCTACGTCGAAGTGAAAGCCGATGAGATACGCTGCCGCGTGTTGTGGTTGGGGTCTGCCGACGTATGTCCGGACTCTGGTGCGCCTGTAATCAGGGAGCGCATCGAGTACCGTAGCTTCAGCGAGAAGCCCCTGTACAACATGCAGCACTTCGACATGTACTTCCTTGAGTTCTTCCGGCAGTGGCCGGGTTGCACGGAGCTGGACATCGGCATCGAGGTGAACGGGAACTTCAACGACTCGTACCGCTGGACCCAATCCAGCTCGGGTATCCCTACCGAGAAGCTGGACAAGAAGACGGGCAAGGTGGCCCCGGCTCTGAACGTCAGCATGGTGAACGTGATCGTGTTCGACCTGCCCGAGTCTGAGCACATGTTCAACCAGCGGGTGCACTACATCGACGCGGCTCAGGAGTTGTTGGCTGAGTGCGGCATGCACAGCAGCCGACCTGAGCGACACCTTGCCATGAATGAGGCGCAGGTGCTGTGCATCTACAACACCTTCCGCGAGGCAGGGCACGAGGGCGCTATGGGCAAGACCCTAGACCACACGTACCAGCGCCGCCGCACCTTCGACTGGATGAAGATCAAACCGAGCGACACAGCTGATGGAAAGATCATTGGGTTTAACGAGGCCATATCCATTGAGGGCGTCCCGCTTGGCCGAGTCGGTTCGATCAATGTCCGGTGTGAGGACGGCAGCACCTCGGCCCCAGCTGGTATTCCACACGCCCTGGGTCTTGAGCTGTGGCTCAACCAAGAGCAGTACTTGGGCCAGTGGATCGAGTTCCAGTACATGGAGCGAGACCGTGCAGGCGGTTATCGTCACCCTTCCTACATACGCTTCCGAGAGGCTAAGCAATGAGCATTGTACTTGACAACAAAGGTGAGCAGGGCGATCCAGCTGCTTGGACCTACGGCGGTGTAAGTGGGCGCTACGGCGGCGCGTACCGCAACGGACGTGCAGCATTGAGCCGTTGGGATAAGGCCACACAAACACACGTCCGCAAGGCCGTTAAGTGCAGCACGTACCGCAAGGCACAGCGGAAGCTGCTACAGTGGTTGAAGGGGTACAACGTTTGAAGCGACTACTACGCTACCGGTACACGGTTGGCTGGTCCCGCTGCACGTTCGCTGATGTGTGCACCAAACCCGGAGAGCCAGTAGAGCGCCACCACGGCGTAGGTCTTCTGGTTAACTGGCGGTCCCTGTGGGTCGGCGCGCATTACAGCGAGCACCACAGGCGCTGGTGCCTCAACCCACTACCGTGCATCACAATCTGGTGGACTAAGCCCGGAGGCTACTTACCGTGACGGACTACAAAATGCTGACCAAGATAGACATCCCGCACATCGAATGCCCTGCCCTGAACGTACTCGCTGTACTCGCAGCTGAATCATCGGTTAGCTTCGGGCTAGCCTTAGCTGGCGGGGCAGTTCGTAATGCTGCTCTCGGCCTGCCGGAGTCTGACCACGACATCATCGTGTTCGACTTCGACGCAGGCACGTACACGCAGTTGGTGGGTGAGATCATCCACGTACTGGAGGCTGCCGGGTACAACCTCACGCAGATCGATGACGATGAAGAGTACGCCGACGCGCGTGTGCATGCAGTGGCGCAGTTCCGCCATGATGTGTACCCCGAGCTGGATGTCCTCTTCCACCCGGACGACCGCAGCGTGCAAGAGGTACTGCGGAAGCACGACTACAACATCAACAACTACGTAGCTGTAGTTGACGACATCGCAGACAGCGAGCGGCAGACGGCGTACTACGTGGGCACTGCACCTCAGGGTGTGCTGTACCGTCAGCCATACCAAGAGAGCATCTGCTTTGACCGACAGGCCCACATCGTAGCCATTGCGGACAAGGCGGGTTGGTCTGTACCACCTCGCTTCCGCAACAGCGGGAGCAGCCACCCGGATCTGTTCAAGGGGTAATCATGAGCGAGCCAATCAAGCCGAACAAGATCATGTTCATCGACTTGGAGAACCAGAACAAGCCGTACTATGGTGCGGTCGCTTCTCCACGCCACCCAGACAACTACGTCGTAATGGTAGGTCAGGCCATCGACGCTAAGCCGTTCGGTGGTGAGATCACTTCGGTGTACTACGAGTCGAAGGAAGAGGCCAAAGACTGGCTCAAGATCCCGGACGACGTGTGGCTGCTGGTAGCGCACAACGCCCCGTTCGAACTGGACTGGATGTTCAGCGAGACACGTGACGAGATCAACCGGTTCCTCAAGCGCGGCGGCCGGATCTTCTGCACAGCGTACGCCCACTACCTGCTGTCGAACCAGCAGGAGACGTACCCAGCCCTCGGCACCATCGCCCCTATGTACGGCGGTACTCCGAAGGTTGACGGCATCAAGATCCTGTGGGAGCAGGGCGTGCTCACTGCGGACATAGACCGGGCGCTCTTGACTGAGTACCTTGACGGCCCGTCAGGCGACATCGACAACACCCGCCGGGTCTTCTGGGGTCAGTATAAGAAGCTGGTCCAGCGCGGCATGTGGAAGATGGCACTCACCCGGATGGAGGGGATGCTGTTCTGCGCCGACGCTTGCTACAACGGACTGTACGTGAACAAGGACGTGGCGTACGCCCAGATGGCAATCGGTAACCACCGCCTGAACATCCTCGTGGACTCGTTCAAGGAGTGGCGTGACGGCTTCCCAGCTGACGCTGTGTTCAAGGAGACGAGTGCGTACCACATGTCTGCTTGGATCTATGGCGGCCCGCTGAAGTACCGCAGCCGCTTGCCATACAGCTACGATGGCAGCCCTGAGCAGTACGTGAAGCAGGACTTCTACTACTTCGGTAAAACGAAGGCAGTTGAAGGCAAACGTGTACCTGTGACGGACTTCGCTGACGACGCTACTGGTGAGCGCTTCTGCGACTACGAGTTCGAGCACGGCCCATGCGCCCGCTTCACTGCTGGCAAGAACAAGGGCGAGCCTAAGGTGTTCCGGGAGGACACGCCAGAGGTGAAGCTGAAGTGGTTCGACCTCATCCACAACTGCCCCGGCATTGCCGACATGGGCCTACTACCTGACTCGCTGCGGAAGGAGTTCGACAATGAGTTCACCGGGAAGCGGAAGCTCGCTGACGGGTCGCTTGTGTACAGCACTGCGAAAGACCCTCTGGAAGTGCTTAGCCTGCGGAATGAGTTTCCCGATGACGTCCGAGCTGTCTTGGGCGCTCTACTGGAGTTTGCGAAGCTCGACAAGGATCTTGGGACCTATTACCTCCGTGAAGAGTGTGACGACGACGGTAACGTCCTGAAGCAAGCGGGTATGCTCCAGTACCTGAATGAGCTTAGCTTCGTGCACCACAACCTGAACATGACGAGCACCATCACTACTCGCCTGTCCTCGAACAAGCCGAACTTCCAGAACCTCCCTCGCGGTGGTACGTCTGACGTGAAGAAGATGTTCACGTCTCGGTTCGGTGAGAACGGCTATATAGTAGAAGCGGACTACTCGGCACTGGAAGTGGTAACGCTCGCGGCATTCAGCAAGGACAAGGCGCTTACCAAGGCGCTGTTGGAAGGCATCGACATGCACTGCATGCGCCTGAGTGCGCAGCTGGATGAGCCGTACGAGGACGTACTGAAGAAATGCAAAGACCAGAGCCACCCAGAGCACGAGCGGTACGACATGATGCGGACGGACATAAAGCCGAAAGCGTTCTCGTATCAATACGGAGCGACTGCTTTCGGTATTGCGTTCAGCACGGGCTGCTCCGTAGAAGAGGCGCAAGCTTTTATCGACAATGAGAAGGCCCTGTTCCCTGATGTGGAGGCGTTCTATGAGGACTCGATCTTCCCAACGGTTGAAGCATCGACGACTCGGCATCGGGAAGAGGTTGACGGTACATGGCGCGTGTACGGTGTCGGTACGTGGGTTAGCCCAGCGGGTACAACGTTCGAGTTCCGGCAGTGGCCTAAGACTGTTTGGTCTAAAGGCCAGAAGTCTACCGTCATGCAGTACAAGCCAACTCAGATGCGCAACTACCCTATTCAGGGTGAGTCAGGGTTCTTCGTACAAGGTGTGTGCGGGTTGGTTTACCGCTACCTCTTGAGCAAGGACTTCTACGCTGATGACACTGGCCCTCGGGTGTACATCATCAACACAGTGCACGACGCCATCTACCTCGACTGCCACAAGGATGTACTGGACGAGGTGTGCTGCGAGGTCAAGCGCATCATGGAGAGCCTGCCTACGTACTTCGAGGAAACTCATGGGTACGATCTTGGCGTGCCGTTCCCCGCTGCGGTTGAGTTCGGTGTGTCGATGTACCATAAGATCCACTGGCACGAGGGTGTGCTAGACGACCCTGCGTACGAGAAGGATGGCAAGCACTTCCCATCGGTGCAGGACCAGCTGAAAGCCCAGTGGGCAGAGCTGAACGCAGTGGTTGCTCAAGCCGCTGCACTGGTAGCAGAGAACACGGTAGAGCCCGAAGCCCTA